CGAGGCCGCGATCGACAAGAGCGTCCGGTACTGGAACGCCTCGTAGCCGCCGCCGACATCGGCCGGAGCCGAGAACTTCACGTCCTCGCCGGGCAGCAGCACCTGCATGGTGCCGGGCTCGAGGCTCGCGATGGCCGCACCGTCGAGGTCCGCCCCGGCCTCGCCCATCATCGGCTCTTCCGGCGCGGTCTTGGTGATGAAGCCCGCGAACATCGCCGCGGTCTTCTTCCGGTCAAGCTCGGCATCGTCGTACTGGTCGAGCAGGAACAGCCGCACCATCACGGGCGCGACATGGGGCAGCCCCCGGATCTGACCCGCGTCGATCGGGCGGTAGATGTGCAGCACATCCGCCGCGGGAACGCGCACCGTCTCCGGGACCACGTCGCCACGGTCGGTGCTGTCGCCCGGATGGCGGCGGCGGAAGTGATAGGCAACGCGGCGGCCGATGGCATCGAACTCGATGCCGCAGCGGATGCGGTTGCCGCTCAAAGCCGTCTCCGTCTTCTCGAAGGGCAGCATCTCCGACTGCAGGAGCTGCAGCTGCAGCGGCACCGCGAGCCCATTGCTCGATGCGCTCCGGGGCGAAGCTGAGGGTCATGTCGTTCCTGTCGATGATGGGGCGGCTTCCGCCAGGGTGGATTCCGCGATGCGGGCATCCACCGGCTTCCGGCTGGACTCCGGGGTCCAGGGTATCCACCCCGGAGACCACCAGCCAAGTTACTGATTTAGTGTGCTATTTCAGCGATTGTCGGGTGGACTCCACCCGGGGTGGCTTCCCAAAAAAATCGCTCTGCCGCTGGCAATATGCCGCGCTTCGCCCGCCAGCATACGAATATCGCCAGGAAGGAACCGGAAACTGCCTCGGGCTGGACCCCGGCCGGACCCTTGCTGGATACCGGGGTCCAGAAGGCCCCCGTCAACGCAAAGGGGAGAGCGGGCTTTCCAGCGCACTCTCCCCATCTTGCCTTCGGAATAGCACGATCATGTTGCAGATGTCGAAGGAAAAAGTGTTGCAACACATTGGAGTCACTGCGCATTCAGCCGCGCAGCGATCTTCGTCAGCGCCAGCTGCCAGCGACGCCATGCCGTCGTGCGGTCGCAGCCGAGCTCGCCGCTGATCTGCTTCCACGGCACGCGGGCGGCGCGCGACCAGACGAGCTTGCGCTCCGCCTCCTCGATCCAAAGCACCCATTCGAAGGTCTGCTCGAGCCGGGTGATCGCGGCGGCTGAGGGCCAGACCCGCATCGGCTGCGGCTCCATCGCCGCGATCTCGCGGCTGGTGCGCACGATGTCGGGCCAGGTGTTGAAGTAGCCCTGCGCCTTCACCGGCGGCAGCTTGCGCAGGGTGCGGAACGCCTCCTCGAAATGATCGGCGACGCAGTCGGCGGTCCATTCGCGATCAGCCATGGCGCGCCTCCTTGTCGGAAGGGCGCGGGCCGTAGAGCTTCTCGCCGAGCTGGCGGACCAGTTCACGCTCCGGCCAGGTGAGGCGGTCGTCATCGGCGGAGACCGCGAGGACGCCCTGTTCCCGCCATCCCTCGCGCTTGACCTGCTCGGGATCCCGGCGTCGGCCGCCGTAGCCATGGGGATGCCATCTCATGCGACACCCCCGTTCGTCTCGATCGCCCAGAGCAGGATGGCGATGGCATCGGCTTCGTTGTCGTCGGCCGGGCTGAAGCCGAGGGCGCGGACGGCGGCGACCATGGCGGCCTTGTCGGCATTGCCCTTGCCCGAGGCGTGGCGCTTGATCGTGCCGACCGGAACGCCCTCGTAGGGCACGCCCCGCAGCTCGGCCCATGCGGTCAGCGTGGCCATGAGCCCGCCGTAGATGTGGCTCGCGTCTGTGCCCGCGTGGCGGCGAACTTCCTCGAACCAGATGGCGGCGACGGGCCCGGACAGCCGGTCGACCTCGGTCAGCCAGTTGTTGAAGCGCAGGTAGCGCATGCCGCCGCCGTCGAAGCGGCCGGGGCGCAGCGAGACGGTGCCGCTGGTGATCAGGCCGTCATGGCCGCGGATCGCCCACCCGGTCGAGGTGCCGAGGTCGAGTGCGAGGATGCAGCGGTTGCGGGGGGTGTCGAGCGGCAGCGATTCAAACCTTGCGCCGTCGCAATTCGGGATCAGAGTCGGCTGAGCCATGATGGGTCTCCTTTGCCGGTGGCCTGTGGTGGTGGAAGACGACGGCGGTCTGGTGCTTGGCGGTACGGGGCCGCCGTCGTCGGATGGGCTGGTGGAGACCAGGACAGGGGGCGCGCGAGGGCCCGCTACGTATGGGGGCGAGACCCACCCTGACGGGTGGCCGCCCCATACGTAGTATGGGGGTTTCCCTATCATTCCTCCGAACGGGTCAAGCATATGAAAATCAATGGCTTTTCGCCATTTCGGAGGACGAACAAGGAGGACCGAGTTGTTCGTCCTCGTCCTTGGCAAGTCATTGATTTTGTTGACTGAGGACGAAGTGAGGACGAGGACCGACAACTTCGTCCTGAGGACGAGGAAGATTTCGGGGAGGACGAAGTCAGTCATCGAGACCCTCCGGGTAGACCCAGACGGCGGGGTTCTCGACCTGCAGACAGGCGCCGGTGCCCGAGCATTTGTAATGGCTCGGCAGCACCGGCAGGCCTTCACCAAGTACCTCGCCCGTGTCGGGATCGATCTGCGTTTCGGATCCGAAGCGCAGGCCCTCGACGACGAGATAGCCGAAGCGGGAGCGGACCACGGCCTTGCCGAAGGGGCGGCCGTCGCGCAGGAACTTGATGTGGCCCTTGGTCGTCAGCACGCCGATCCGGTCACGGATGGTGTACTTGCTGCCGAGGCCGGCCTTGTTCTCGAAGGCCTCGCCGAACTGCGTCGTGGTGTAGAGCCGGCCGGCCGCCGCTTCCTCATGCAGGATCGTGAGGATGACGTCGCCCTTGCGTAGCCGCTCGGCGTCGAGCTTGGCGCCCGCCTCCTTGCGCATCAGGCGCTCGTTCATCGGGTTCAGTTCGACCCATTCGCCCTTCAGTTTGTCGATCAGCTTTCCCGACAGCGCGGGCCCGTTGCGCAGTTCGATCTCCAACTTGCGGACGGTGCTGTCCTCGTCGGGCCGGTGCATGAGCAGCCCCGAGGTGTAGAACCCGCGCAGTGCGCTTGCGCCGGAGAGCGCGAGGAACGGGTCCTCCTTCACCTGGTGCTTGCTGAGCTTCTTCGTGTGGTGGATCAGGATGACGCCGCAGTCGGGATCGATGTGGTCGCGCAGAACCTCGACCCGCTCCTTGAGGAAGAACATCATGGCGGTGTTGTCGTTCTCGCCGCCGCCGTCCGGCCCGCCGTCGAAGAGGTTGCGGATCGGGTCGACGCAGAGGATGTCGGGCGGCGCATCCGGAAATGCCCTCCGGATCGCGCGGGCGACCCGCACGCTGCCCTCGTTGTCGAGCAGCATCTTCAGCTTGGGCGTGGCGACAAAGGTGTCGCGTGCGGCGGCCAGCATCTCCGGTGGCAGCGCGATCTGCTTCAGCCGCTCGCGCAGATAGTGATACTGGATCTCGGCCTGCAGGTAGAAGATCCGCAGCGGCCGTGGCGGCGTGAAGCCGAGGAACGGCACGCCAGCGGCCATGTGCACGAGCCAGGAAATCAGCAGGTCGCTCTTGCCCACCTTGGGCGCGCCGCCCAGCACCAGCAGTCCGCCCGGCGTCAGCACCCGGGGCGCGATGATGTCCTCCGGCATCGGGCTCTGATCGTCCAGCAGCGCGCCCAGCGTGAAGGCGGGCATCTCGACCGGTCCCGGTGCGCCGGAGTCCAGCCGGATCAGCGGCGGCCCGTATTTCTCGACATGCCGTTCCCAGAGCCGCTCGGATTCGCGCTTCAGCCGCTCTACCGGCCACTGGGGCCGCAGCATCGCGGCGTTGTAGCCGCAGATACCGATCCAGCCCTCGTCCTTTGTCATCCGGCCCTCGTGGACCATGCGGATGAAATGCCCGATCGCGGCGGACGCACCTTCGAAACGGGACCAGTCGTCCTGCGCCCCCTCCCGCACCGGCGTGACCAGCACTTCGTCCATGGCGGGCTTGTCGGGATGGGTGAACGCGGGCTGCAAGGATACGCCCGGTGCGGGCGGCATGTCGGTCACGGCTTCGATGAGCTCTGAGAGATCGCGCTCGCGGCCCTGGTGCAGTTCGACGATGCGGACCTGTGTCTTGAGGTTGTTCTTGTAGTAGACGCTGCCCGCCACCCGGATCGGCCGGTGCGCCGAGCGGAAGTGCATGTCCCCGCCGACCTTGGCGGCGATGTCGCCGCGCAGACGGCAGACGCGCGCTATGTCTTCACCCTCGGCAGGTTCGGTCAGCGCCCACCAGACGTGGCACTTGCGCTGCCCCGCGGCCGTGACGCCGCCGCTCTCCACCACCATGCTGGGCGCGCCGAGGTGGCGCTCCAGATGCGCGCGCTTGGCGGCGATGTCACCGGTGTCGAGATCGACCACCACGGTCTGCATCTGCAGGATATCGGCGGCCTTGGCCTGACCAGGCGCGGCGACGGTGCCGGGGATCACATAGACTGCCGCGCCCTCGCGCGACGCCCATGTGGCGAAGGTGGCCATCTTCTCCGGGGCGGCCTGATCCGCTTCGATCCAGATGTTGTGCGGCCGCCCATCGATGCCCTGACCCTTGTCGATGAAGCTGCGGACCGGGATCAGACCGTCGCAATAGCCGAAGACGACCTGCATGAACTGGCCGATTTGTGCGGGGTCGGGCTCGTCGCCGAACACGTCGATCTGCGGGGCTGCGTCGTTGAAGTCGCGCCACGGGTTGAAATGGACGATGTTCTTCTTGGTTTCATCGGGCGTCGGGTCGTCGCGCATGGCTGGTTCCTGGTCGGGGTGGGATGGCTCGGTGGGCTCGTCGGTCATGCCGCAAGGCTCCAGCACCGCTCGGCATGGGCGCAGAACCGGCATTCGAAGAAGTCGCGGCTGGCAGCGATGCGCGGCAGCAGTTCTCCCGCGTCGGTGGCCTGCAGGATCCGCACGGCGCGGTCGGACATGCGCTGCGCCAGATCGGCATCAAAGGGCACCAGCTCGTGATGCAGTTCGGCCGTGTCCTTGTTGATCGCGGTGAACAGCGCGGGGGCCGTGGAAATTCCAGCCACCGAGGGCTCCATGTAGGCCTGGTAGATCGCGATCTGCGCGGCGTAGACGGGCTTGGAGACCGTGACCCCGTCCTTGACGCAGGCCCGCCAGTTCTTCGCGTTCATGGTCTTGCATTCCCAGAGCGCCGGGGTGCGCAGACCGAGCGCTGCGGGGGCCGCGGCGATGATCCCGTCGACATGGCCCCGGATGCGGCCGCCCGCGACTTCGAACCCGAACTGCTCCCCATCCGGCCGGTTGCCCTTGCGGGTGTAGAGGTCGATCCCGGCCGCCCGCAGCCAGCGGATCGCGAGATCCTCAAGCGCGTGGCCGATGGCGAATATGCGCAGCGACTGGCCGCTGAACTCCTGGCCCGCTTCCTTCGGCGTGGCCGTGAACTCGAACTGCAGAGCCCGCTCGCAGGCATGGCCGAGGCGCGAGCCGCCGAGGTAGTCGCGGGGCGGCCGCGTCGCCTGATCGGCGGTCAGCGCCCGATCGACGGCGGCGTTGACGCGGTCGGCGAAGCTGGGGCGGCGGTTATAGTCCAGCATGCTGGCCCCCCTCGTAGCTGCGGTGGGCGAGCCCGTGGCAGGTCGAGCAGAGCCATTCGACCGCGAGCGGCTCGGAATAGTCGTGATGATGCGCTTCGAGATCGGTCACGCAGCCGCAGCGCTGACACCAGACCGGCACGATGATCCGGCACGCCTTGACGGCGTTCCTGACGATGCTGTGCGCCTTGTTCTTTTCAGCGTGGCGCAGCCGATAGCGGCGCTGTGCCTCTCGATGTTTTTCGGGATCGCGGAAGTTCTGCGCATAGGCACGCTGGTATTCCCGGCGGCAATCCCGGCACCAGGACTGTCGCCCATCGGGGCTGAGCCGTCGGCGGCCGAACTCGCAGACGTCCTTTTCGACGCCGCACTTTGTGCAGAGCTTGGTCAAAACGGCACCTCCGGCGCGTTGGTCCTTGCGATGTCGGACATGGCCTCCCGGAAGCCCTCGACGGCTTCCTCGATCAGCGCGCGCACCTGGGCCTCGGTCAGATCGGAGAGCGGGGTGGCCCAGCCGATCTCGTCCATCAGCAGCGCCACGCGCTTCATCGTGGCGGTGATCGCGGCGCGCTCCTCCTCGGTCGGGTCAACCATGGCGAGACGCTCCCGCGCCAAGCGCGTCCAGAAGGACTGGCAGGGCATCGAGCAGAACCAGACCGAGGGCCGGGACCGCCTCATTCGGTGCGGATCGAACCAGCCAAAACCACGGGTGGGTTGCCGGCAGACAGCACAGAGCGTCCCACGCGGATGCCAGAGCCGCCGCCGGTCCTCGGCGGTGATGGGGGTGGATGTGGGCATGGGTCATGCCGCCCTCCGTTCGGGAGAGGCCGCCGTGTCGATCAGCTGGCGGATGGCGCGCTTGTTGAAACCGAAGGTCATCAGCGCGGAGGCGCGGTAGCGCGTCAGGCCGAAGTCATGGCGGCACTCGGGCGGCAGGTACTGGAGCTGCTTCTCGGTCGGCGGCTGGCGCAGCCAGGAACGGGTCTTGAAGGCGCTCTCGTCGGTCTCGTGGGTGTTCAACCAGTCGTCCGCCTGCGCGAGGCAGACGGTGCGCTCGCCGACGCCCAACAGGTGGGGGCGCTCGCCCTTCGCTCCGCCGATGGCGTACCAGACCCCGTCCAGCCAGAAGATGCCGCTCCAGGCCGCGAAGCCCGTGGCCATCAGCGCGTCCTCCGTGCCGTAGAGGTCGACCCACGCGAAGCTCGACCGCTTCAGCAGGTCGATCTCGGTCATCATGAAGCCCGAGAGCGGCGCAACGGCCCCGCCTTCGCCCGCATCCAGATCCTCGCGGGGGAACGCCTCACCGCAGAGCGGGCATTCGGTGGCGGCCAGGGGGATCTCCGCCTCGCAGGCAGGACAGGTCTTGGTCGGCGCCTCGCCGGTCTCGGTCTTGCCGTCGAGATCGACA